GTACAAACAGTTATCAAACAAATAAATAAAAAAGGTTATGACAAATATAAATGTAAAGACGCACCAATCAATGCGGTTTGTCAATCTGGTCTATGTAGAACAAAACGTTTTGGTGTAGGCTTTGGTGAAGAAGAAATGCCTATGTTAGGCAACTTAACGAAATACAAATCAAATCCACCACAATGGTTTTTAGATGTGGATGGAACGCGGATCGAATTAAAAACAGAACAATTATATAGTTCAGCATTATTTGCATTAGCATGTTTAGATCAAGCTAATTTAGTTGTACCCGTACCAAAAGCAAAAGATTGGAAACAATTCTTTTTAAAACCAATGATGAATAATTTACAAGAGGTAGAACCATTGGAATCTTTAAATCCAATAAATCAACTCACTGGTTTATTACAAGACTGGACTACAAATAGACAATCAGCAAGAACAATGGATGATGTATTTAACAAACTACCATTTACAGATGAGAATAAAGAGTTCACATATTTTAGAATGGATGACTTCTATGCATTTCTTAAAAAAAATAATTGGGAGATGGATAAAATTAAAACAGGTAACTTACTAAAAAGATTAGAAGATACATTTGTTGCTGAAGAAAGAATAAGAATTAAAAAACAACAACCAAGACTAATCAAAATAAAAACTATGAAACAAGCAGAGGCTGCTGTTTCAAAAGTTGAATATCATAAGGAGGTTTATTAGTGAACAAAATAGGAATCAATTGGAAGTTAAGATACGATTTAGAAAGAGGTCGTAATGAAATATTACAAACAAGAGTAGAAATATTACAAAGGAGATTGCGTAAATATGAAAACGATAATACTTGGTCCACCAGGGACAGGGAAGACAACAACGTTATTGAACTTGGTAGATCAATTCATACAGCAAGGGATAAGACCTAAACAGATTGGATATTTTTCTTTTACACGTAAAGCAGCAAGAGAAGCAGCAACAAGAGCTGCCCAAAAATTTAATTTAGACGCTGAAAAAGATTTAGAATATTTTAGAACATTACATTCTTTTGCATTTCATAGATTAGGAATGACAAAAGAAAAGATGATGACAGCAGAAAATTACAGAGACTTTGGTAAATTAGTTGGCATACCTATAAAAACAGGTAAGTATTCTGAAGATGATGGCACATTTAATTCTGACAATGAATATTTAACTATCATGAATACAGCTAGAGTAAAACGTATGGATCTTTTAGAATACTACGACTCTAGACAAAACATATTAGATATAGAAAGAGATACTTTATATTTGTTATCAGAAGAACTGAAGCGATATAAAAAAGAAAAAGGACTAAAAGATTTTACAGATTTACTAGAAGACTTTATTAATCAAGAAAATAAACCAAAGTTTGAAGCATTGTTTATAGATGAAGCACAAGACTTGTCATTGATACAATGGGAAATGGTTAGATCAATGTGGGACAATGCAGAAAAAACTTACATAGCAGGTGATGATGATCAAGCAATATTTAAATGGGCTGGAGCTGACGTAGATCACTTCATAGCTTTGAAAGAAGAAGTTAACAATATAAAAGTTTTAGATCAATCATACAGAATACCTGGTGGACCTATTCATGAACTATCACAAAAGATAATTAACAAAGTACAAAACAGATTTGACAAAGATTACAAACCAAGAACTGAACATGGAATACTACGTAGATATTCTGATGTAACACAAGTAGATATGTCAAAAGGTAATTGGTTAGTTTTATCATCAGCAAATCATTTTCTTGACGATGTAAAAGAACTTTGTGAACTACAAGGTTGGTATTATCAACACAGAGGATCTAATTCTGTGCCACTAAAACTTTTAATTGCTTTAAACAATTGGGAGAAGTGGCGTAAAGGAGACACTGCTTTAGGAACTATAGAAATAAAAAATATATATCAATATCTTGGCGATAGAGTTTTACCTGGTTTTAGATCAGGAAAAACTTTGCACTCTGATACAAAATATTTAATTAGAGATTGTAAAGCACAACATGGTTTAGTTACCGAAGATGTTTGGTATGAAGCCTTTGATGGTTTAGATACCATCACAGAAAACTACATTCGTAACATGCGGGCGAATGGAGAACAGATAAATCAAAATCCGCGTATCATTATGTCAACAATACATGGAGCAAAAGGAGGAGAAGCCGATAAGGTTTTGCTTATGCAAGATCTAACCAATGCAGCACTAGAAACTTTTAGTCATGACCCAGATGAATTACATAGGTTATTTTATACTGGAGCGACGAGAGCGAAGCGTGAATTGCATGTGTTAGATCCAAAAAACTTTGATCGTGCTTATTTATTATGAGTGATAAATCAAAAATCGGAACACAACTAGAATACAACACAATAGCTAAACTTGTTAAGGAGGGTTATCATGTTGCAAAATCTGTTGATCCACAATGTCCTTTCGATATGGTTGCAGTTTCAGACAAAGGTCAAGTAAGATTTATAGATGTCAAAACTAGATCGGAAAGAAAAACAGTTAAACCAAATTGGAATAAATCAAAATTTATAAATAGAGTTCATAGTATTAAACAGAAAGAGTTTAAAAAAAATACTGGAATAGATATAGAAATAATGGTGGTAGGAAAAGAGAAAAAAAAATAGAATGTCAGATGATACACCAGAAAAAGAAAACCCAATGTTAAAGCAGGTTGGAGGAACTCATTATATGTATATGGAGATTCAGCCAGCAGAGTTTATAAATAAAAACAAGTTGCTTTTCGCGGAAGGCAACGCTATAAAGTACATATGTAGGCACTCTCAAAAGGGAGGCATACAAGATATAGATAAAGCAATACACTATTTAGAAATGGTGAAGGAGAGAGACTATTCGTGAGAAGTATACAAACACCCCTATTTACCCCTGAAACAGAATGGGTCATACCTGATGAGCTAAAAGATTTGCGAGAAGCAAAAGAAGTAGCCATTGATTTAGAGACTAACGACCCACAGCTAAAAGAGCTAGGATCTGGAAATGTCACTGGAAGAGGCCACATTGCTGGCGTTGCGGTGGCCGTAGAGGGCTGGTCAGGCTATTATCCGATACAACATGAGCAAGGTGGTAATATGGACCGTAAATTGGTCTTAAAATGGCTCCAAGACCTATTTAATCAACAAAATACTACGTTTATCTTTCATAATGCTATGTATGATGTGTGCTGGTTAAGGTCAGCAGGACTTACCATAAAAGGACCCATTGTGGACACTATGATAGCTGCATCATTAATTGATGAAAACAGACTCTCGTATCAGTTGAATACACTTTCTAAACATTATGTTGGTATAGGTAAAGATGAAAAGATTTTATTAGAAGCTGCAAAAGAATATGGTGTAGATGCAAAAGCAGATATGTGGAGATTGCCTCCAATGTTTGTAGGTCAATATGCAGAACGTGATGCAGAATCAACTTTAAAACTTTGGCAAAGATTAAAAGTAGAGCTATACAACCAAGAGTTGATGGACATTTTCAATTTAGAAACAAGATTATTTCCTTGTTTGGTTGATATGAGATTCAAAGGAGTGAGAGTTGATTTAGAAAAAGCACAAAATATTAAACAAAATTTAATCAAAAGGGAAGAGACTTTAATAAAAAAAATAAAAGATTTAACTGGTGTAGATGTAGAAATTATGGCAGCCAGATCAATTGCAAAAGCATTTGATAAACTAAAACTTCCATACGATAGAACAGCAAAAAGTAATGAACCAAGTTTTACAAAAAACTTTTTACAGAATCATCCACATGAATTACCAAAAGCAATTGCAGAAGCAAGAGAACTAAATAAAGCTCACACTACATTTATAGATTCAATAACTAAACATGAACACAACGGAAGAATACACGCAGATATAAATCAAATTAGATCAGATGCTGGTGGTACAGTTACAGGTAGATTTAGTATGTCAAATCCAAATCTACAACAGATACCTGCAAGACATCCTGAACTTGGTCCAATGATTAGATCTATATTTATTCCTGAAGAAAAATGTAAGTGGGGATCATTTGACTACTCACAACAAGAACCAAGAATTTTAGTACACTATGCAAAACTACAAAACTTAACAGGTGTAGATGAAATTGTTGATGCATACAATGCAGGTGATGCAGACTTCCACCAGGTTGTTGCAGATATGGCAGGCATTGAACGTAAACAAGCCAAGACAATTAATTTAGGTTTGATGTATGGTATGGGTAAAAATAAATTAATGGCAGAACTAGGATTGATGAAAGAGTCTGCTGAAAAACTAATTAGACAATATCATGTTAAAGCTCCATTCGTAAAACAACTTATGGATAATGTATCTAGAAAAGCAAATGACAGAGGTAAGATTAGAACTTTACTTGGTCGTGCGTGTCATTTTGATTTGTGGCAACCAGTACAATTTGGTGTATTCAAACCATTACCATTAGAGCAAGCGAGAAAAGAATATGATGAACCATTAAAACGTGCATTTACTTACAAAGCTTTAAATAAATTAATACAAGGATCTGCGGCTGACATGACAAAAAAATCAATGGTTTCTTTGTATGAAAATGGTATACTACCACATATACAAATTCACGATGAAGTCGATATATCTGTTGAATCTGCACAAAAGGCTGAAGAGATAATTAAGATAATGGAAGAAGCTGTAGAATTACAGGTTCCAAATAAAGTTGATTATGAATCAGGAAGTAATTGGGGAGATATAAAATAAATGTATGGCTTACTTAAACGCAAATATACCAGCTACCTACGCACAGATCAGAAAAGAATATCTTTATGATCTTAAAAAACATCATGGAGAAGTCGAAGACTGTATTATCTTTGGCTTATCAAGTTTGGGCGGAAGGGCTATATTATTTCACGCTCTTATGGGTAACGGTGCAATATTTTATCGCCTACCTATTAGCGCGTTTATTCAACAAGGATATAAACCAGAAGACGTTCCCAAGCGAAGGCTTGATGAACTTGAGCTTTGGAATTCTTTTAGCTATTATCCTACTGTTACTACTTGGAATATTTTAAGCGCAGCTTCAGGCAAATATATTGGTAAAGATAAAAAATGGCACCATGGTAGATATTTGTTTACCGTTGACTGGGCACATCCAGATGGTAATATATTAGACACTGATCATTCAGAGATACCGCACGAACATAAGTGCGCTCACATTATTGCTCTCGACGATGGCAATTTTGCTGCACAACCTAACAATAGATGTATTTGGGATTTACCTTCTTTCACTGTGAAAGATAATATTCCAGACTGGAAAGTGCAAACAAATGAGTGGAACGTGGAAGATACAGGTAAATGGAAAACAGAAGATACGGATAGTTTCTTCTATGAAATTGAGGAAAAGAAAAATGATTAAAAAAATTAAAGAAAAAATTAAAGCAATTTGGAATCACATTGTTTCAAAATTTTGGCAAGACTAGATTCTTATAGCGCTTATAAGATAGGGTGATGTTGGGAGACTGCATCACCCGGTACTAATTATGATAGATAAATTGTTAAGTATAGTTGAACATTACTCGTCTAAACTAAATGTTTGGGCGTGGAATTTACGATGGAAGAATAGAAAAGATGGCTACGGATACAAAAAAGAAAAAGATTTGTAAGAATTGTTTTCACAAATGTCATTGTGATGGTGATTTACATGCAGATGAATATGGTATCTGTACTTGTGAGAAGTGTGAATGTTAATAGGAGATAAAATGAATTACTACTTTACAGGCGCATTAATCATATTGATTATTCTGTTGGGAGTTTTTGGAGGACCTTCTGGCTAATGATACAAAGAAAGGTAAGTTTATTCTTTCACAAGTTAGCTCTAGCATGGTTGTCTTGTATGATTTTTATGGTGCAAGGTAATGTCCTACAACTAACTGGTAAACACGCTTTGATTGCTACCAAAACAGGTGTAATCACTGGTGCTATCGTTGTAATTTTATCATACATACCTTACAAATTTCATTTCAAACTACCAGCTTTGATGTTTATTGGCTGTTTTATTGCTGATTTGATATCACATCCAACCCATTTTGGACCAGTATGGGGTGAAGCTGCAGCTACAGCCACTCTTGCGGCTGTGTTTTCTTATGTTATAACATTGTCACCAGCAGGAAAAAAACTGGAGGAATATTTAAATGGCTCTTAAACTCGGAGAAGAACAAGCAGTGCAGATGCCGATGAAAACGGTTGCTAGCCTGATCATAATTGTTGCCCTCGGCACGATGGGCTATTTTCAAATTGTAGAACGTCTTAATATTGCAGACACAAAGATAAAACTTATGGA